TTCCACTGATCCCAATCATGAACGCTCATTGCGACTTCTTTTTGTTCACCAGTTTCTTTATTAATAACAGGATAGGTAGCCATAAAAGTTTACAAGGGATAGTTATTTAGACCAATCAAGAGCTTCTGAAACAGTAGGGAATTGTTCGGTAAATATACTACGAACTCCTTCTGCTACATCCATATGCTCTTTCTGTGTTCCATGTGCAGAACGTAGGTCAATGTAATGCACCCATGATCTGACAGAACCAGTCATGTAGATTCTAGTAGGTGTTGCTAGTGGGAGAACAAATCTCGCACACTCCTTTGCAACTCCCTCTTGTANNANTGCATTGTANANATCCATTGCTTCAGAAAAATGCCTAGCAATAAGTGCTTGGTATTCTTCTTTCTTCTCTTGTGGTATGTCATCATTACTATTCTGACGATTCTTCAAGTCCTGACTGCGAAGATCAGGAACAGGAATACTAGTATCAAGAAGATTAGTATCAGCATATCTCTGACTAAACTCTTGGAATGTAAATGATCTATGCCTTAATATCTGTGCTGCAAGTCCTCTAGTAGTATTAATCTCTACCGTCATGAATGCTTGCTCAAAGACACTCCAGTGACCGTGCTGAATACAATACTTAAGAAGACCAGCAAAGTTATCATTACCTTGGTTCTTAGGATTAGAAACACGAGCAACATATGCCATTAACTTTTCAGCATCTGGTGTTACACTTACTAATTTAATCATAGTTGTATCCACTCTCTATTTTGAATAGGTTCATCTTTATGTTCACGAATAAAAGGAAAACTAACAGACATTCTAGGAGTACTAGAAGTTGCTAAGTGTGGATGATGACAAGGAATCCAAATTGCATCACCTGGTTTCATATCAACATCTAATAAAGGTTGATCTGTTATATCCAACCCTATAGATGGTTGATTTATATCTTCTATTATATCCCATACTTTAAAATTTGTCTCCCCCTCACACTGAACTATAACATTATCGCTATTATCAAAGTGAATTCCAAAGGGGTGTACTGCCTCCACATTTTTACACATATAAATGTGAGCATCAGTAGGTTTATTATATTCTTCTTCTATACTCTTAGCAAAATCATTAATCTTTCTATTACACCTAGACATCTCTTTAATATAACAAACATATCTCTCAATAATATCTTTCAATATATGCGGAGGAATAGATTGTCTGTTAGTAACCCACCTATCTGTTTCCCAACGAAGATTTTTTCCATACTCTTCTGGAAGATTGACTATAAATCTGTCCATAGTCATCAACGAACGGTTATTAACAAGGTCAGATAATTCTTTCCAAGATAATAAATCAGGACAATAATCCTTCTCAAACTTAGGACTAAAAGACTTCATCATAATCATCATCAGATTGTGGAGTCATTTCTTTATAGTTCTCATACTTATAAGATTCTGTACCATCATATAGTTCAGATTCTAGTTCCTCCACAATCTCTTTAAGAGCTCTTACAAGAACTTTTAACTTTCCTTTATTCATTTAATAAAGTACTTGTTAACCACTTCTATTTGATCATGATACCTAGCAATCTTATCTACCTCTTCCTGAATTGCTTCTGTAATATCTGAGTGCTCACCAATACCAGCAGGATGCTCTAGATAGACATTTTACATTTGCTTTATGCTTTTCTATTTCACCAGTAGCATGTGCTAATACTGCTCTGATTAGTTGTTCACGCATGTGGAGTGCCATAACTTATACTCGTTTCTAAAATTATACATTAAAAAAGGGGGTATGTAAACCCCCTCCTTTATTCCTTAAGCAGATACAAGTTCTTTTGTGAACTTGATACCACGATAGGTTTCTTGAACCTTCTCTGTCTTTGCTGCTTTGCGTGTATCAGTGTCGTAAGAGACACCACGATAAGTGACTTGTGCCATTGTGTTTACTCCGAAGTAGTTGGGATTTTGGCCCCGTTCCTTCAGTCAACTTTTGCGTCCTATGATAAAACTTTCACAGGGCTCTGATACTTTAGTCTTAAGATAGTCAATAAGGTATTCCCTAGAGTCTTTACTAAGATTAGAATCAAAAAGAACTTCCATTCTTGTTTCATTCCACGTTACACAATCCATATCCCAGTGGGAGTAATTGTGCTCTGTGAGCATTAGTGCCAGCAGTTCTAGTCCTAACATTGGATGAACGAACCCGTTCCGAGTCGGCTTACTTGCGTCCTGAATGTATCAGGATGAACGTATGTGTTAATACTAACACAACCATACTATATAGTCAAGTAATTTTGTAAAACAGGATACAATTTTATATTAATTTAAGATTTACTGGTAATAATTAACATCTTCACCCACTGCATTAGGGCAAAGCAGTTGTCCTGCTAGTTCACTTGCTTGTTCATTACTCTCACACAATTTAGTCATCCACATTCTCTCTTGCAATTCAACTTCACCATCTGTTGATATCATACGACAACAAATGTCTATAATTTTATTTCTGTAATTGATGCTTAACATGTTCTATTGCTGCTGGTAAGATGGAATACTCCACTCTTTGAATGGATTTCGTTAAAGATACTATATCATCATCTGGCAGAATTGGGATCTTTCTTTGAAGAATTATTTCACCACCATCTAATTCATTATTCACATAATGTACAGTAACTCCTGTAACATCATCACCACTATCTAGGGATTGTTCTATCGCATGTAGTCCTTTATACTTCGGAAGTAAAGAAGGATGAATATTAATAATTCTATTAGGAAAAGACTCTACAAATTTAGGAGAGATGATTCTCATATATCCAGCAAGGACTATGAGATCTACTCCTACCCATTTGAATTCATTAATTATCCAACTCTCATTTGTGCTATATGCACAAGGAATTCCAAATTTTTTTGCTCTTTCAAAAGCACCACACTGTTGTTTATTGGCTATCATTAAGACAACCTCGTCTTTAGTACATGTTCTAAGTATGTTCTCGAAGTTGGTTCCGTTACCAGAACACATAACACCTAGTCTCATAGCACTGGATACTCCTCGTTTCGTACAAACTCTGTTTTCTTAGTCTTAAAGTCTTCCATTAATCTTTGAACTTGTTTCTTATCAAGTCCAGCAAGTGACTCACAATTTTCTAAGCACCGATAGATACATTCTCTATCAGAAATGGGTGGATTAGTTTCCCACCCTTGCTCATCATAATACTTCTTACCCTCAGTGACTTGTGCTTCTACTTTAGCAAGATCTAATCTTAACTTAGAAGGATTCTTGTAGTTATGCTTCTTAGTCATTCCTGCAATTCATCTAACCTATATGCTGGATATTTAGGTGTGTTGTGAAACTCCTTTAGTGCCTCTAACATAATCTCTTTTAACTCTACCCTCTCTTTATCAGTGTAGATAGGTAATTTTTTAAACTTACCTGGTGGTAAAATTGGTTCTCCATTTTCATCATGAGGATATACATTATCCATACATCCCTCAACTGATTCACCACTCATTCCTTGAGTATCAATCTTCTCAGTCATAATTCTTCCTCACTTTCCAATCAGCATACATCTGACCATACATCATACCTTCATGAGCTCCTATCTTAGACCCACTAAGTAGTTCTCTTTGCCTCTTAGTTATATTGATACCATCCATAGCAGCATACTCACTCTCCCAAGTAGGAAGATCTTTTCTCATTTGTTCATTCATAAAGGGTTACCATTCTTATCAACTAGTCCAAGTTTTTGTACCTGACCTAGATTGGATTTTTCTGCTTTCTTAATCCTCTTATATTCTTTAAGAATTTTATCTATCTCATTCTGAGATACTTTAACATTTAATTTAGCACCTTCCTCTTTAGAAACTGCTCCTCCAAAACCTTTTACTTCCTCTTCATTCTCCTTTGATTCTAAGTAATCATTAATACCAATCTGAATGTCTGCCTCAATAATGTCATTGATTTGAGCTCTAAGTAACTCATCATTATCTTTATTTTTAGACATTAGACTTTCCTCTTTTTCTTTGTAGAAGGAGCTTTTGCTCCCCATAAATTAGGTCGTATTGTACCAGCACCATAGGTAATATCCTGTACAGAAGTTTTTCCATACCTATCACAATACATATCAAAAACATTTACCATCTTGGTAGAACGAGTTACATCAAGATACTCCTTACCATCAACAATATACGTTACATTAAAAGCATCTGTAGGAAACATTTTATCCTCTGCTTTCTCTTTTGTTGTTCTTTCTAAGATAATCTGACAAGAATATGCAGAAGTATCAAATTTAGGTTGTGGTTTAGCTTCTAATTTCTTTTTCTCTTCAGTAGTTGCTTTAGTGGTCATGATCTTCCACCCCACGAAACATCAGGATATGCTTGCTTCACAACATCCAAAGGAACCTTATACAACTCTTCTAGTTTCTTATCTTTTGTTTTAACAAGAACTTCCGACTCTGAAGGATGCAATCCCTCAAGAAGATTAATAAACATCATCTCTCTACGTAAACTGGTAAGACTATCATTACCACCTTTCACATAATGATAAAGGTTTTGATACTCTCTTCTTAAGGATGTTCTACCCCTACCATTCATGTCCTGACCAGTTGCTGATTCGCCTCCTGCTGCCTCTTGACGGAGGTTGTCTGACAAAGTACCTTTATAGACATTCGCCTCCTTTAAATCGCCGTATGGAACGTCACCTGGTGGCAGCATACTAATAACAGATGTGTCAAAGTTCCATATAAAGACCATCTTCAATGAATCATGTTCATAATTCTTGAGAACTTCTACTTTCTTTGCTGCAGAACGCTGCTTAGATGCTAGATCTAATACCTCAAATACAAATGGATTTGTAGGCAGTGAGTTAGTAGCAGGTGCTGCTTTAACTGTTCTCTTCTTTGCTTTAGAAGTTGCTGGTAATTTAGGACCAGTTGCCTTAGTCTTCGTCGTCGTTGTCTTCGCTGGTGTCATAATTGTTTTCAAAACGTACTGCTAAAATTTCATCTGGTGCAAGATTGCCATTGGCATCAAACATTTCTGGATGAGTGTATACTATTTGAGGAGTTGTCTCATAAGAATGTTGTCTTGCCAACCATCCTATCATACCTCCAACTAATAATGCAAGAATAGCAACAACTGTCGTAAGAGTCAAGGTTACTACTAGTGTTTCAGACATAATGCTCCTCCCAGAGATGTTTATTTTTTTCGGATGTCCAAGTAGAAATTAAAATGAAATACAATCTCTCTTTTAAAAAAGGAAATCATATTTCCAAATTTTACTTGAAATGTTTTGGGTTTTTCTGGTTTCTTCCTCCTATTTCTGAGTAATAACTCTACTCCCCTATTGATCTCAGGGGATTTGCTTTTATTTAGAACCTTTTTTTCTTCTTCCTGGCCTTCTGTCATGCTGATACCTCACTGCATCTTCAACAATGTTATTAAGATATGTTTTTATCTTTCTTGCTTGAGGTTTAGGTATATGTCCATATGCCTCACGTAATTGTTGGTGATTATTATCCTTACCACCTTTGATATACTCTTCAAGTTCTATTACCTGATCAGATATTTCCTTAACAGTAGAACTCTTAAGGAAAGCTTCTATTTCTACCTTCTTTGTTTTACGATATTCTAGAAACTGATAAAATTTTAATTGCATCTTACCATCGAATGCTAGTTCAATGGCATGTTCAATCATGTCGTATACAGTTTCAAAGTCATCAACTTTTTTCATTAGACTAATTGCTTCTCCTTTAGATACTGAACAGTTTCTGTACATCCACCTAGATTAGTGGAGTCAATGACGACTTGAGGAAAAGTAGATCCTTGACCGAACTGACCATAGAATGCTTCTTTAGTAAAATCTTCATCTAATTTGTACACTCGATGACTTAACCTTGCCATCTCTAATACTTTTACCACCTTTGTGCAATAAGGGCAACCCTCTTTAGAATAAACTGTAAAATTATTCACCCTGTGCCTCCCTTTCTTCTGCTGATCTGTTTCTAATTATGATTCTACTTTTTGCATGATCAGGAACAAATTCTATTACGTCGTCGTGAGGCCACATCATCTCTTCGTACAATGCGTTAAGGCGATCCATATCTTCCCACAAATCGTTAACATGATTTGTATCAGGTAAGATATGCTCGTCTGGTTCTAAGTCTCCGTGCATAAGATTGTAAGTAATACGTTAGTATATATTTGTTAGATGTTTTAGTGGTGAGGATTATACCAGTTCATTAACAGAACAGTAGCAAACACCCCTATAACCACACCTAAACCCAGGTAAGAAAGAATAATCATAATAAAAAATGGGATAGATTTACTATATCATATCCCATAAAATTGTCAATTATCCTTGCCAGATCATGTCAGGCATTGCTGCTGGTTGCTGTCTTCCTACAGTAAACATAAGAATAAAATATGAAACAAACCATATAATATTAAATAACCATGCCTGTCTCCAAAGATACTTTCTGATTGCCATAGACCTAAGAATCTCAGGTGCTTTGTCTTGTGATCTAAAAATCTGTTCTATTATCAAAGCAATAATGAATGCTACCACTAGAGGGTAGAATACAAAATTTGCAAATGACATTATACCTATTAAAAAAGCCATTCTTTAATTGTTTTATTTAATATGTATTTTATTCTACCAGTCAGGATATACCCAGTCAACCGAAGGTGAGGTAGGGTTCTTTCTATTCTTTAGTATTCTCTTCACTGTGCATTCTTTACACTCATACGAATATGAGGATAGAAGGGTCATGTTTTTACGTACACGATAAAAAGACTGTAAAAGATTCTTTCGCTCCTTACAGACCCTACAAACCCTATCCTCAAGAAGAAGATGACCTAACTTAACCTGTTCATCTAAATCCATTATAGTACCTGTATGACACCATAACAATCAGGTATCTCACTCATCAATTTCTTTTCTATACCCTGCTTTAATGTCATCACACTCATAGCACATGTTTCACACGCACCACCTAACCTAACCTTGACGAAATTAGTTTCCTCTTCTATCTCTACAAACTGAAGTGATCCACCATCTGCTTCAATATAAGGTAGAAGTTCTTCAAGAACCTTAATTACATTTTCTTCTGTTAAATCCATAGCATAAAAAAAAGACCCTATACTAGATAGGGTCTTTGAAGTTCCGACTTTTGTAGAGACCGCACGAACGGTGTCTCAAGTCTATTTATTAACCGATGCTAGGAGCAACAAGTGCAACTTCTGTTTCGTTAGCAGATGCTAAGTCAAGAGGGAAATTATGAGCATTTCTCTCGTGCATCACTTCCATTCCCAAGTTTGCTCTGTTAAGAACGTCACCCCATGTAGGAACGACTTTACCAGATGTGTCTACGACTGACTGGTTGAAGTTGAAACCGTTAAGGTTGAATGCCATTGTGCAGATACCCATAGAGGTTAACCATACACAAATAACTGGCCAAGATGCTAGGAAGAAGTGAAGACTTCTGCTGTTATTGAAAGATGCATATTGGAAAATAAGTCTTCCGAAATAACCGTGTGCAGCAACGATGTTATATGTTTCTTCTTCTTGTCCGAACTTGTAACCATAGTTCTGTGAATCTAGTCCAGTTGTTTCTCTGATTAGAGAAGATGTAACTAGTGAACCGTGCATAGCAGAGAATAATGCTCCACCGAACATACCTGCAACACCTGCCATATGGAATGGGTGCATAAGGATGTTATGTTCTGCTTGGAATACG